GGGGAGTTTTTTCGTGCACGGGACAAAAATTTGAAATTTCGGTTGCACTTGAAAACTTCGGTTTAATTTGGTCGACAAGATCAAAAAAATACAATAATTCGTTGAGATCGGAAAGGGGCGGTTTTATGACGAGATACGAGGAACTTGCGGCAAGTTTAGACGGAATAGAGGCAGGGAAAAAAGGTTTTATTTTATCCCTTTTATCCGATTTCGTCTTTATTGAGGAGCAGATCGAAAAGCTCCGTAAATATCCCCGATATGTAATAAACCCCGCGAACCCGAAACAGCAAAAAAAGCTCCCCGTTCACGATATGCTCAAAGACTACCAAGCGCAAAAGAACGATATAGCCGTAAAAATTTTACGGACGATCGGCGGCGAGGCGGGCGAGGAAAGCCCTCTATTGAAAGCGTTGGCGAGGTTTGAATGACGCCTTATATCGTGCAATACCGCGACGCGATAGAGAGCGGGGAGATCGAGATCGGCGGCGAGATCAAACGGCTTGTCGTCGGTTGGAAGATAAAAAAGGTCATTGATATACTTTGCGGCTATCTTGACGATGATCGGTTTATATTCGATCCGTCGGATTGCTACAAACGATTTGACTTTATGGAAACGCTCGCGTTTCAAGGGAACGCGCCGTACTATAACGAACCTTTACAACTTATGCTTTGGCAAAAAGCCTTTTTCGAGGCGATATACGGCTTTCGTGAAAAGTCGACGGGATTGCGTCTTATATCGGAGGCATTGCTTGAAGTCGCAAGAAAGAACGGCAAGACAACGATGATCGCGGGAGATTGCGACGCGGACTTGTTTATCGGACGCGGCGGCGTGAATATAGTTTGCGCGTCAAACGATGATCGTCAATGCCGTTTAGTTTGGAACGAAGTTGCGGGAATGCGAAAGAGGCTTGACAAGCGCGACGAGATCACCTCGAATACGTTGACGGAAATACGAAACAACGTAAAGGATATTAAAGTCTTACGGTTGAGCAGTAAAACGCAAAACAAAGACGGCTTTAACTTCATAAAGGCGTATCAAGACGAGGCGCACGATTGCAAGGACGACGAGATCGCCGAAGCGTGTCAAAGATCAATGAGCACGCACGACGAGCACTTGTTTATTACGGTATCGACAAACGGCTTTCTTAACGATATGTATTTCGATAAAAAGCTCGCTTATGCAAACAAGTGGCTTGACGGCGAGATCGACAACCCGCATTACTTGCCTTTCTTGTATGAGCAAGACGACGAGGCGGAGATTTGGAGCGGCGATCGGGAGTTATGGCAAAAGGCGAACCCGTCTTTGATCTACGGCGTGAAAAAATATTCGTTTATAGAGCAATCTATAAGCAAAGCGCAAGTCGACAAAGAAAGCCGTTTGCACTTGCTTTGTAAGGACTTCAATTTCAAAGTGAGCAATAGTCGCGCGTGGTTGACTTTGGAGGAATACGACTACGATCAAGAACCTTTCACGCTTGCAGACTTTCGCGGGTCGGTATGCTTGGGGGCGGTTGACCTTTCGGATTGCGGAGACTTGACCGTCGCTTTGGCGGGCTTTATGAAGCCCGACAGCGATCAAAAATACGTCGTAGCGCAATTCTTTATCCCCGAAAGCAAGCTCAAAGACAAAGACAACGGGGCAAAGTATGAGGAATGGAGCAGGACGATAAACCCGCAAACGGGCGAGCCGTATATAAAAGTCGTAAAGGGGAACAAGATCAATCAAAAGGACGTCGCCGATTTGTATCAAAAGCTACGCGATAAATACGCGATTGAGCCTTTAATGATCGGTTTTGACCCGTGGCATTCGGACGTTTTCCTTTTGTGGTGTGATCGGAAAACGGGGTACGGATTGCCGACGATGAAGATATACCAAAATAGCAAGCTAATGTCGTACCCGATGAAAACAGTCGAAAGAGACTTGCACGCGCGGCTTGTGAACTACGGGAATAACCCCGTTATGAAATATTGCTTTAACAATATGAGCGCGAAGATCGTCGGGGACTTAATAATGCCCGAAAAGATTGACGGGCAATATAGCCGTAAAATTGACGGCGTGGTCGCATTGATTATTCTATACGCGACACTTGAAAAGAACGAAACGAATTTTAACGATTATGTGAGGAGGTAGCCGATGGGGTGGCTTGACAAGATATTCAGCAAGGGCAAACGTCCAAAAAACGCGAATATGAACCTTAACGTTTCGATGAAGGGTTACGAGCCGACTTTCACGTCTTTCGGCAATACGATCCTACAATCCGACGTTATACTTTCCGCAATGCATATGAAAGCGCGGTTTTTCGGAAAGCTCGATCCGCGTCATATTCGCATAAGAGACGACAAAATCGAACTTGTGACGGATAGCTCGGTCGCGCGGTTGCTACGGACGCCGAATGACTTTCAAACGACATACGACTTTTTAACGCAGGCGTACTTTATGCGCGAAAAAGATAGTAATTGTTTTATTTATCCCGATTACTATATTTCAAACGCGGGGCAAAGAATATATACAGGAATGTATATTTTATTGCCGATATGCACGCCGATTATTGAGCAGGACGACAGCGGAAAGTTATTTATTCGCTTTCAATTTGTCAACCCGTCGCGCGAGGTCGTTTTTCCTTACGAAGATATAATCGTTTGGAAAAAGGATATTGAAGACAATCAATTTATCGGTGGCGGTCGCTACGAAAGTATGGCAAACGCCGATCTTTTGAACTCATTAAGCGCATATCATACGGCGAAAGAAGCTGTCGCCGAGGCGGCAAAGCTCGGTTGTTTTCTTGACGGTATAATCAAGGTCAACGCTTACGCGGCGGCAAATGACAAAGCGGCAGAAATCCGAAACGAATTTATCGCGGATTTGAAAGCAAACAAAAGCGGGATCGCCGTTCTTGACAACGGGGCTGATTATCAAATCATACAAAGATCGCTCAAAATGGTTGACGCGGCGACCTTGCAGGAGATCAAGAATAATGTCTTTTTACATACGGGCGTTACAATGGATATGCTTCAAGGCAAGTTTACCGAAGCAGACAAAGAGAGCTTTTACGAAAATTGGATCGAGCCCGCCGCGATCTCTCTCGGTCAAGCAATGAGCAAAGCGTTTTTCTCGCAATGGCAAACGTCATACGGCGATCAAATACAGCTATACCCGAAGAAAGTACAACTAATGAGCACAAGCGAGATTACGCGCGTAGTGCAATCAACGATCAACGCGGGTGTGTTCACGTTGGACGAATACCGCGAAATGTATGGTTACGCGCCTTTACCGAATGGCGAAGGCTTGCAACGTCCGCGCGGCTTTAATAATCTTGACGGCGGAATAAATAAGGAGGGAGACAATGAGCAAGAAAAACAAGGGTCTTGAAAAGGAAATCCGACTTAACGGCGAGATCGTTTCCGTTCGCGCAGAGGGCGAGAACGAAAGCGAAAAAATGATAGTAGAGGGCTATCCGATAGTATTCGACCAAGAGGCATATATTCAAGGTTGGGACGGCGGCTTTTATGAAAAAGTCGACCGCAACGCCTTTGACAATGCGGATATGAGCGACGTTGCGCTTAAATACAATCATAACGATAACGTGTTTATTATGGCGCGTACCCGCAACGGTTCTTTGACGCTTACGCCCGACGATCACGGCGTCTTTATGCACGCGGAATTGATCGACACGGACACGAACAAAGACGTTTATAAAATGGTAAAGAGCGGACTTTTAACGGAAGGGAGCTTTGCTTTCACCGTTTCCGATGATCGCGAGGAATTGAAAGACGGCGAAATTCACAGGACGATCACGGGGGTCGGAAAACTTTTTGACGTGGCAATATGCCCGAATGGGGCTTACGGCGATTTAACGGAAATATACGCCCGCAGTTATGAAGCGTTGGAGAGCGTGAAGCATAACAAGGCGGAGGCTTTGCGTCGGGTTGCAATATTGAAGTTAAGAAACAAAAACAAAATGTTACTAATAGGAGGGAAAAAACAATGAAGATCAAGGCTTATCTCGAAGAGAGAAAGAAGAAGTGCGGCGAACGTATTGACGCGATCGACAAGGAAAAATGCGCGATCGCAGAAAAGAACGAAGCGTCCACCGACGAAGTGGAGCTCAAAGAGCTTGGCGACACTTTGGCGGAGCTCGAAGCGGAAAAGGCAGAGCTCGAAGCGGAATTGAAAGAGATCGAAGCGCAGATCGCGGAGCTTGACAAGCCCGCAGACGGCGAGGGCGACGGAATGCCCGAAAGGAAAAGATTTTTGCAGTTTGAAGAAAGAGGAGGGAAAAACAATATGAACGCAAAGACCATTGAAGAAAGAAACAAGGCGGCGGAGGAATTCCGCAAGAGCAACAAAATGGCGATCGGCGTCGAGGAGACGCGCGCGACTTTGATTAGTAGCGGCACGATCGCAACCCCGACCGAGGTAAACGGTATCGTCGATACCTTTAACCGCGTGTCTTCGATCGTTGATCTCGTCAAGGTCGAGAATTGCGAGGGTATGGGCGCGAATAAGGTCGCGTATGAGGTGAGTATTTCCGAGGCGGGCGTGCAGACCGAAGGACAGCCGATGAACGAGAGCGATCCCGTTTACAACTTTGTGGAGATCACCCCGACGAGTATCGGCGTTGTGAGCTACATTTCTAAGCAGGTGCGCAAGCAGTCTCCTTTGAACTATCAAGGCAAGATTGTCGACAGCGCGGAAAAGGCTTTGCGCGTTAAGGCGGCGGCTATCATTACGAACGCGATCATTGCGTCCGATCTCATTGACAAGCCCGCGAACCTTGCGATTACCGCGATCGACGACACCACTTTGAGAAAGATCGCTTTTAATTACGGAAGCCCCGAAAGCATTTACGGCAACGCGTGGCTTTTCCTCACCAAAAAAGACCTCATCGCATTCGGCGACGTGCGCTCCGATACCACCTTGCAGGCGGTTTATGAGATCACTCCCGACACCAACAATCCGAATACG